TTTGATGGAAAAAATCCAACAAATGTTGGAAGTTATGAGAGAAAACTCGGGGAAATTTTCTGAGACTTCCAACAAATGTTGGATATTTTTTGTTAAGTGTGTGAGAAATAGCAATTTAACTTTTTGTAGTTTTAACGCATAGGGGAAATTTTTTTATCTTATGTATTCCATAGCTCGTTTATAGGCTATTATGCAGATGGTTAGTAGCGTAGATTGTATTCGCATATCTTTTTCGCATTCGGGACAAGAAGTTTGAGTTTGCTCTTCTAAGTCTAGCCAAATGGCTTGAATTATTTTAATTATCATTTCTAGTATTCTTATTTCCTTATCATTGAATTTTCTTGTTGGGTGTGTCTTCCAAATTCTGTCCTTGATTAAGAATAATATTTCGTCTTTTGAATCTTGCGTCATGTTTATTATGAAGGAAACTATATCTTCGGCGGAAGTGTTTAAACTAAAATAATATTCCGCAATAGACCATACGGCGGAAGTTACACACTCATAATCCTCTTGTTCTAAGATTGTGTTTAATCTGTTCATTCCCTGATTAACTCCATTATTAGAATAGGATTTCCCTTACTCCCGGCAAAACCGGCAAATAAACTCTTTAAGGCTTCCAAACGTTCTCCCCTTAAAGAATTTTTAGCGTAGCTTTTCGGGTTCTCTTGGAAATCTATTAAAGAAAGATGAAGAGCGTCCGTTATTATGTCTAAGTCATCTTTGTCTATCTGAATGCAAAAACAAGACTCCATTTTTGGCTGTTTCATTGTGCTTTCCTTATTTGTAAAAAACCATGAAAAAAATGAAAGCAATTGTTAAATACCATTGCCCTATCGCTAAAGTCGCTAAAACTATTCCTGTGATTATGAAAAGAGAAGCGAAACTGAGTATTATCTGGCTCTTGAAAATAATCCCGCAAAGAACGAAAACAAAAGCGACTATTCCAGAAACTTTTCCTATGATGTCTAAAACGTCCTTTAAAATAAGTAGATTCGGATGTATTGCTGATATTTTAATAATGTCTAAAATGTTTTCCATGAAACTAACTCCAGATTTGATAATGTTCTTCTAATTCACTTATAATCGCTTGATGACGCTTTTTAATGTTCTCAATTAGCTTTTGATGCTTCTTCTTCTCATCCTCCATACGTCGCTTAATAAGCTCTTTTACCCATGCGTCTACCTGCTGTGGTGTCATTCTATCCTTGAGAATGCCATACAAGAAGGTTTTAAACTGTCCCGGTGTTAAATCACTAGTGCCTTGATTATATGGGATCAAATTGTCTACTATGCCCTGCTCCTTCGCCCAAGCATGATAATTGGCAATAGCGTCAGCGGCATTGGAAAAACTGATTAAGTTTTCCCCCGCTACTCGCCCAATAAAATAATTCCCATTCTCTTTTTTAAAAAACACCATTAGATCAAACCCGGGACCTAAATCAATCTCAATCCTTACTCCAATACTTTCCATGAACTTTTCTCCTTTTGAAGATTAATGGTTTGCTTCTCTAATTCTATGATAAGCTGCCCGTTGTTATTGTTGTAAATCCGAGCAAGCTCTTTCTTTTTGTTGATAACGCTAATCTTAACACCAACACAATTCCCGCAAATTTCAATGTCTTTTATTTTGAAATTCAACCTGCCGGAAAACTCTGGAAAATTCAGGGATACTGGAACTAAATCTTCTTCCGTCTGCTCCTTACCCATAAAAGACATCTTACCTGAACGAATAAATAGTATCCAGCCGGAATGCTGTTGTGTGGGACTCTTGTAGGATTCGATGAAATGCGACCAAGCAGAGTCTGATTTGTGCGTTCCCACAATAATTCTAGGTCGTTTTGCCAATCTGCAACCTCTTAGAAAATGGTTAAAAGTATCACTTTTATGCAATAATTTAACAAATTTTTGTTAAAAAGTCAAATATTTCTGCAAAAAATTGTTGATTTTTACAATTTTTTTCCTTATATTGTATTATCATATTCATATATATGAATTTTTGAATTTATCATTATGACAAAAAACCCAAATCATTTTAATTTTATCGCTTCCGAAGAAAATATTGAGTATCTTTGTGATCTGGCGCAAAAATGGTTTAATAGTCCTTTAGAGAAAAACCGAAGTGAACTCTTTCGGCGATTGATTGAAGAACATCAAATGGGCAAAGTTCTAACCAATACCGCTTTTATCACTCTGCGTAGATTGGCTAACTATTATGATGTTTCTCCGGAAGAATTTTTAGAAAAATTACTTCTCTTTATTAATAAGAAAAAACCCGATATTTCAATTCTTGGATTTTAATGGCAAAACTTGAAACACTCTTCTCAAAACAAAAAGATTTTGATCTTGATGATTTAACGGAGCTCCGAGATAGCATAGGCAAAATTTATAAAACCCGAGATAAAGTCTTCTTTGAATTAGTCGAGGGCAATCGCAGGGATATTTGTGGTTTTGAGTATTCTGATGGCAGTTTTTGTCGAGAATACGCCGGAACTGGGACAAATCATGTTGGAATTGGACGATGTTATAAGCATCATACCCTGCAAGAAGAAACCAGATTGCTACAACTACTAAATGAACAGCGGGGTGAAGGGGCTACTTTCGGAGACTTGATTCAGAAAGTGGAACATATTCGTGAAGTTGATCTCTCTAAAGTGGATAATGAAATTAAGATGCTATACGCTCTGGAATTAAATATTCTGCAGGAAATAGATGATAATGGAGGAATGATTTCAAGAGCCTTAGAAAGGAGATTGCTTGCGATTGTAAAAGAACTACGAGAAACTAAACTCATTCGGGGCAGATTAGAACAACTTCAAAAAATAGATTCCGCTTATGTGGCTTATATCTTTGAGAAGATCGCTATAATAGTCAGAAATCTGGCGCCGGAGAAAGCAGATCAAATTATTTCAACCCTGCTTAATACGTTCAGAGCGCCTTATCAGGATGTTATTGAATCAGGAACTTCCCCCACTTTGGTTGATGGGGAAGTGAAATTAAAAGATTTAGATGAATAGATTTTCAATCATACATAGTTTGAACCAGCAAAAAATCCAAGAAATTGGAGAGCGTGTTCTAAGTAAGCATATTGCTGAAAGCGAGCAAAATGTAAAACCCTGGACGCCAGCGATTCAACAGCAATACGCTCGGGTTTCTTTGGATGATCTTCTTTTTAGAGATGAATTTCTGAATATTAATAAGAATGTGCTTTATCCTCTTGTTTTGGACACCTTATATGAAGCTTGGGAATTATGGATAAAAGAAGAATTAGACTATGTGGTGATTTTAGCGAGCATTGGTTCGGGGAAAACTTCTCTTAACGCCATTATGCAATGGTTAATGTGGTATAGGTTAACCACACAGTATTATGATTATCGAGAAGAATTTGATATGCTCAAAGATCAAACAAGAGCTTGTTTGGTTCAAATATCCGATAAAGAAGAACACGCCCGAGAAGTTACTTTCAATAAAGTGGCTCCTTTATTTAAAAACACACGTTTCAATAAAGATTATTTTCCGGTTGATTCTAAAATTAAATCACGATTGGTAATCAATCGAAATAATACTCTAATATTTCCCGGAGCGGGACTGCCCGCTTCTGTTTTAGGTTATGACATCTATGGTGGGTGTTTGGATGAGATGACCGCAATGCGTGTGGTAAAAAAATCAGCTCGGGGGGAAGGATCTAATATATATGATCCATCTTTTAAAATTTGGAGTGAAACCGAACGCCGGGCGGAATCTCGTTTTGGTCGAAAGAAGGGATTGATAGTTATGATTTCACAGCGAAGAACCGGAAATGAATTTATTGAAAAATTCGCTAGGGAAGCGGAAAATGGTATTCGCAAACGATGTTTGGTTAAAAAATATACCTTCTGGGATGCGGTGGGCATAGATAATCCAAAATTTTTTAATCAGCCTGTAAAATACTTTTATTTTAACGCAAAGAACTTTCGGATTATAGATGATCCGGAACAAGTTAAACAAATTGATAAAAGGAAAGGAATTATTGATGGAAACAATTGAGCGAAAATGTCCTAAATGTGGAGAGAATCTGCGAATGGGTTTTTTTGAGACCGGAGAATCCGAACCTAATGAAGCCAAGATGCTCTGTCCTAAATGCGATAAAACACAATTAAAGCTGGCTTTTGAAGTGCTTGAGGTTGATTCGATTTCTATGACTCAAGAAGTATGGTAGCGATGGAAAGATTAAGCAATATTAGCAAAGAGGAACTCGTAAATTGGATTCGAGTTCCTCTTGATTTCATCGACAAAGCAAGAACAGATCCAGCAATTTTTGCTAGGGATATAGCTAATGTTCCCACTAAAGCTATTGTTCCTTTCTTCCGAAACCGAGATAGTATTTTTGATTCCATAGATGTGGATCTTTGGAATCCTTTTATAAAAGGCGAATGTATGTTGGAAGATTCATGGAAAGTTGAAGATTCGGCTTCTCGTTATATTCATATAGACTTGGCGAAAAATCGAGATAACGCTGGAATATGTTGTTGTCATTTAGCGGATTGGAAAGAAGTAATTCGAGTTGATGCTAAAAATACTAAAGAGAAAGTTTGGGCTCCTATAATTGAAGTTGATTATATGGGAGTTGAGTCGGCAAAAGAAGGGGAGGAAATTGAAATTTCCAAATTTGTGAGATTAGTGGAAGAAACCGCCGATCGGGGAGCTTATGTTGAATTGGTTACTTTTGATTTTTATGGTTCAAATCAAGCCATACAATTACTTCGAGAGTTAGGATTTACTGCTGGGGTAATGTCAATTGATAGATGCACCTATTGGTTAGAAATCAATTCCAAAGCTAATTTTGGATTTACGAAGGTATCGACTGATGGGGATTATGCCGCTCCTATGGACGCTCTTCGGATCGCTATGTTGGAGAAAAGATTCCGATGTCCGGAAAATGATTTATTTATTGAAGAATGTTTTTCTATGGAATGGCATGAAGATAAACGAATGGCGATTAAAATTGAAGGCGCTACAGATGATTTAATACAACCGGTGGCGGGAGCTCTTTTCAGTTTAACCAAAAATGAAATTAAATTAGTAATTGATCATACTTCTTCTGTTCCTTCTAAGGGAGATATAAAACAGATAGAAATGGAAAAAGATTTTGGAGAAATGGGAACATCTCACTATAAGGATGTGGATACTTTTATTAATGAAGAAAGGAAAAAACGTGGGTATTAAAAAAATAAAGCAAACTTGGAAATTGCTTTTTAAAGGTGGACTTGCGGAGTTAGAGAAAGAGCTTCAAAATAAATCGTGGGAAGAGGGATTTCAATACGCTAAGCGAATCTTTAAGGAGCAAGATAATTATTTTCCTTTGGGATCTTCTGAAGATAATAAAATGAAAGAAGGGGAAGATCCTTGGGGTTATATGCAGCGTATAATGGGATATGGGGGAGAACTTTCTCTGGATGATGATCTACGAAAAAAACGAAGAGAATCTTTAGAAAAAACCGCTCCTAAAATTCTTATTAGTGAAAGGGAACGGAAAAAGTGGAAGCATAATGGCTGGTTTAATTCCACTGAAGTCGCTCAATATGATAGCAGGGAGCAACCTGATTCTGATTTGGGTTTGGCGCAGGACGCTTCATATACCGCCTTCTTTAATGATCCTCATTACGCTTCTTTGATAATGAATTATAAGAATTACATTATTGGTGGTGGCATTACTTTTTCCTCTCCGGTTGATGAAATTCAAGATTTTCTGATGGATTTTTGGGAAAGGAATGAGTTAGAGGATAAGCAGGATTTTATTATTACTAAAATTCTGCAAGAAGGCGAATATTTTATGGGATTGCAGACAGATCCAAGTAACGGCAAGCTCAAACTTTTAAATTATCGAACTTATGAAATTCAAGATATTTTAGTTGATCCTAATAATCGAGATTCTTATTTAGGATACGCTTATTGTCCAGCGGGGAAATCTATAGACAATAGTGAAATTACTTGGATTGCCGATTACCGGCTTTTTTTGGATGAAGATTCTCCTCCAGAAACCATTCCCATAAAAACTTCCAGTTATAGTTGGCATACAAATCAAACTTTAATTCCTGATCCAAATAATACATTATTGTTTATTCGTCATAACTATGGGGATGAAATTCGAGGAAGAGTTCCTTTTGCGCAATCATTAAAATGGTTTAGAATGGGAAGGGATTTTCTTTTTGATCGCTTTATTTTAAACCATTCTCGGAACAGGGTGGTTTGGTTAGAAGTGGTGGGAAGAAGAAATCCCGGAGATCGCCATGTGGAATTTCGTGATGTTGGTTATTCTTCTATCAATGAGATGCCTTATGGAATGATAAAAAGAATTGCTGAAGGTGGTGATTTCAAAGCGGTTAACGCAAATATTAACGCCCATGACGCTTTGCCTGATTATCTTAGCATTTTGTATATGGCGGGGGCTGCTGGACAGGCTCCAATCATAATTATTGACCAGCGTGGATCTGAAGATAATTATGCAGCAATTCGTAAAGTTTCTAATCCATTTGTGCAATCGGTGCATTCCTGGCGTAAATTTTATGGTTATTATTTGGGTAGGGTTTTTCACTATGCGATTAAAAAGGGAGTGGAAGCTGGTGTATTAAAAAAAGAATATAATGTAAATAAGTATCAACCGCTTCTTTCTGAGGAAAAACCCACCCGGAGAAAAAAGAAGGTTGCCACAGAAAAGATCCCGATCAAATTAGTATTTCCGAATGTGTTTACTGAAGATCCACTTAATCAGGCTCGTGCCGATGCGTTATTATTGGATCGTGCTGTGCTAAGTCGTGAGACAGTCGCTTCCGAAAGAGGTTTGGATTTTGCGGAAGAAGTGGCGAAAATGAAGCAATTTGATGATCTTTCAATAATTGGATCAAAATCCCCACAGGGTGATCCTGAAGATAAAGATAAAGATAATGGGGATATAAATAGAATAGCTACCAGACCTTAGGAGATATTTAATGAGTTCTAACGATATTCAACCAAGAGCATATATAAATAAACAGACAGATTTGAATAAAGTTTCCTATACGGGAGAAATAATTTCTGGAGAAATTGTTTGGAAAGGCACTCCCGATTATAAAGACGCTTTTGAAGAAATCTGCATAATATTAGATGAGGTTATCACTAAACTATTAGGAAAACCTCATATCATCACCGGAATTAACATAGAAAGGGACGTAGATGATACCAGCGAAAAGTCAGCTTCGGGAAGAATTGATTAAGGAAATTGATAGAACAATCAAATACCTTTCAAGCGATACCGCAAAAAAAGCGTTAGCCAATGTATATCTCTATCTTAAATTGTGCAATACAGAACAATTTTTTGGGGATCTTCTTTTATCCGTACGAGGAAATGAAGTGAAGGATTATATTGTTGAACGCCAAACTAATAAAGTTTTATTACAATTAACTGGTTTATTTCAAGAAAATGATTAAAAGTTCCAACAATTGTTGGAAGTACGCTTGATTTTTATAAATATTTTTAGTAAATTATCACTATATTGGAAGGGGGCGTACGCTTACCTTGATAAACTACATGGGAATGCAGTCCTTTACCTTTAATCTTTGCAAACCCCCTTCCATTATTTTTTGTGCTATCGAGCTATCAAAGCCGGGGACAAATGTTTTCGGCTTTTTTTATTAAAAGGAGATAATCTTGCCTTGGACACCTGATGAATTTAAGAAAAAGCACGCAAAAGATCTCTCCCCCAAACAGGCGGAAGTTGCGTCAGCAGTGGCTAATCGTGTATTAGACAAATGCAAAAAAGAGGGAGGATCTGATTGCGAAGGGAAAGCTATTAGACAAGGAATAGCAGCGGGAAAAAGAGTTTCCGATGAAAGTGCCGATATTTTAAAGGATTTTCCTGATATTGCTATGGAAGAAGATATTTATGATAACTTCTTTATGGTAGAAGATGTCGGTATTGGTCGAGTAACAGAAGAGGCTATATTATCTTTTCCGGGAAGGGAATTAATTTCCATTTCTGAAGAAAATAAAACCCAAAAAACCATGATTGTGACTTTTATTTCTTCAGGATGGTCTAAAAATAATAATTATTGGTCTCCGGAAATTATTGAAGATATGGTAGCTCGAATAAATAACGGAGAAGCCAAAACTCAATATTTAAATCACATTACTCCTCCTAGAATCGCACGAGGACGCCAAATGGAGGAAAAGGTTTCTACGGCATTGGAAGCGTGGGTAGAGAGAAAAAATGGAATTACTTATGGAGTCGCTAAAGTTATGATCCTACCAACGCCGGCTGGTCCTTGGGTTTATGAAACCGCAAAAATTGCTCCTTGGGAGGTAGGGGCTTCAATTGATGTTTGGGGAAAAGCCAGAAAAGGAAAAATAGATGGTGGGGAAGGATTAATTTGGGAACAAATTGGCATTATGTTTTCTTTTGATTATGTTGATCGTCCTGGGACCAATGCGGGAGTAAATAAAACGGAGGATTTAAAAATGGGGACTACAGAAAAAATTAATCTTGTTTCCTTTTCCGATTTTTTAACAATTACAACTAATCGAAATAAGCTTGCAGATCTATTTTCAAAATTCCAAGATTACATTTGGGATATTTGTCATATAGATACGGGGGAAGATTCAGAAAAGAAAGCGAAGATTGAGGAAGCTATTTCTATATTAGGAAAAGAGCTTAATAAGATTGATTATTTGAAGGCTTTTGGTCCCAATGGTGACCAGATTTATATTGAAGAAGCTATTAAGATTTTTGGAAAAGATTTTGTGCAATCAAGGGAAGTTGCCTTTTCTGATATTCCTTGGACTAAGATTGATAAAACAAAACTCCCAGCGTCTTCTTTTTTAATAGTGGGAGATAAAGATAAAAAAGACACTTGGCATCTTCCCTATAAAGACGCTTCAGGGAAAGTGAATAGAAACGCTCTTTGTGCTCTGTCGGCTATTATAGAGACGGAGCAATTTAAGGGAAAAAATTTGGATTTTACTATTCCAGCTCTTGTAAAACTTAAAGTAAAACGTTTATTAAAACAGGCTGGGATTAGTGAGAGTAAAAATGGAAAAGAAATGGGAAAAATCTTAGGAGGCTACCTTGTTGGATGGCTTCCGGATGTTCCAAACCTAAAATAAAAAATGGAGTCGCAATGCTAACCAATGATGAACTCATTGCTGCAGTAGAGCAGAATTCCGAAGTCTCCAAGTATTTTCGAGAGATGTTTGCAAAGGAAGAAGACCTAAAATCTCTGGAAACGGAGAATGCTAAACTCAAAGAAGATTTGAAGAAGGCTAAGGAAGATCTGGACGCTGCAGAAAAAGCCTCCGAGGAAATCAAACAGAAATTGGATGATGCTCAAGAGCAGCTTTCCAGTTACAGATTGGCTGAGGCAAGGGCAAAGCGTGAATCTCTTATTAGCGAAACCCTCAAAGAAGTTAAAATCAAGCCGGAATACGTTTTTGAAGATATGCATGAACGTTGGCTTGAGATTAAGGAAGATGAGGAAGTGATTAAGAGAATCAAGAGCTTTGCAAATCATGTGAAGGAAAAACTGGCGAAGAACTTTGAGGGTTTAGCTCCGGTTATTAATCCTTCAGAAGAGGAAACGAAGGAAGATCAATCTTCAAGTCCTCGACTTTTTAATTTATCAACCGAAGAACTAAGAAAAGTTGTGGGGTAAACTAATGGCTACTACAAGTTCGATTCGGTTCGTTTACGTCAATGACGATGACCCCAGTAATTTCATCAAAGTACCTCTGGCTTCAAGTTCAACTGTAGCTAAAGGTGATTTGGTGGCACTATCCGCATGGCAGACTAACACTTGCGCTGCCGTTGGAGCTGCGCAGTCTGAATTATTCGCCGGAGTCGCTTATAATTACTCCACCACTGAGGGGGAAGATATTATAATCTGCACCGATTGTGTAATTTCAGTTTATTGTGCGTCTGCTATCAATCATGCGGGAGAATTACTGAAATATTCAGCTGGGGGCAATGGAACCAAATGGCAATTAACTCTCTGCACTAACACCGAAGATGGAATTGCATACGCTTTGGAATCTTTGAGTGCTGCAGGAAATACAATTGCCTTAATAACTAAACACAAAAAGAATCTCACAACCGGTGGAAATGTCGCTGCTACAGATCCTACCGGACTGTGGAGAATTTCAACTTCTGATGCGTAAGGAGAAAACTAATGGCTTTAACTAAAGACTTATACCTTACCATGGTTCATGAAGCCGAGAATGCTCCACAGTTTAAAAATTCCCGGCGACAGGCTTGGGAAGCTGTGGGAGAAAGGCTTTTTGATTTAGCATGGAATGAAAAAGAAGCGAAATTGGATGTGCACAAGTATGGCATTTCGTTTACCGCTATGCTTGAAGCGACTATCAATAAAGAGCTTCGTACACCTATCAGTCTCTTTGGTATGTCTAATAAACAGTTTACAGATCTGCTACAGGAAAATCGGCAGGTTTATGAAGCTGTTGTAAGTGGCGCATTCCCCACAATTACGACTACTATTATGCAAAAGACTGTAATTGAAGCTTTCCGTTATCATACTGCGGAATATGACGCTTTGGTAAGTGTCCATCCGTGGACTGGCGGAAGCGCAACTAAAGTATCAATTCCCGGTTTGGAAGCTTTCGATGGGATGAAAAGACGTCCAGAAGGCACGCCTTACTATGGAACTGACACTGCGGAAACTTATGTGGATGTTTACATGTATGACTTCGGTCGTGAAGTAGAACTCACATTTGAAGCCGTAAAAACTGATCAAACTGGTATGCTAGTAGAACGTGCCCAGCGTATTGGTGAAAAAGGCGCATTACATCGTAATAAAATGCTAGTGCAATCAATTGAAATGGTAGCCGCTAGAACCACTATGGACGAAACTGCGACTAGGGCTGGCGTTTTTAATGGAACAGCACTCACTCAGGCGCAATTTTATTCCAATGATCATAGTTCTCAGGCTGGTTTGGACGGACAGACTAATGACAACAAAATTTCCAATAATCTTACTTTGGACTATGACGGTTTAAAGGAAGGATGGAAATTGCTTTCCAAGATGAAAGATCATCGGGGCGATGAAATTCAGCCCATGCCTAATGCTATTCTGTGTCACACAGATTATTACATTGACGCTTGGGAGAAAATCAATACTCGTATTGGCGCTCCTGATACTGCTGAAAACAGCGCTAATTTCTTCTATAACAAGTATAATGTTATAGGAACGCCTTTCCTGAGTGATGCCAATAGTTGGTATCTTGGTGAATTCAAACCGCAGGTTGTGCAGATAGAATTCGATCCTTTCCAGGTAAGCGATATTGTTAGTCAGGATGATCTTTTCCATAAAAAGATTATCAGATGCTGGAAAGCAGCGCATCACTTTGGAATTGCAAATCGTGATTATCGTTATGTTGTTCGTTCGGCTGGACCGTAATCAGGAATAAATAATTAATAAAGGGTCTTGGGGAGAATAGCTCACTCCCCAAGGCTTCCCTTTTAGTTCCGAAGGGGAAGTGCCCATATGAGCTATAAAATGAAAGGAACATAATTATGGCTGGAACTCATTTCAGAAATCCTATTTATGGAAATGGTGGTCTTTTCTCATATGGCATACCCCAGCTTGGTGGGGGAGAGCCTTTTGTTTGGGGAAAAGATGGTCAAACAATTTTTGTGGATTCTGGTGGAACTGGTGATGGGAGTAGCTGGGATGACGCTTGTAGTTCTCTTTATGCTGCAAATAGTAAAATCAATTCTCTCGGCGATCCTTGTTTAATCAAAGTCGCTCCCGGATCTTATTCCATTACTTCAACCATTGCGGTCACAAAACCTTATGTCTGGTGGGTTGCGGAAGGTTGGAATCTACCTTACAGTCGTGTTATTTTAGATCAAGCTGATGATACTGTATTAATGACAGTATCGGCTGCAGGGGATGGTGGGGGTTTTGTTGGTTTTTATATCACTATTGACAATTCCGCCACTCCGGTGGATACTTTTCAAATTACAGATGGCGCAATAGCATATGCTTTTATTGGTAATACTTTTAAGGGTGATGCTTCCAAAGCCTGTACTGTAATTGATGCGGAAGCCGATCATCCGATGTTTATTAGCAATAAATTTATCGATTGTCATGTTGCTATCAATTCTGCTGGAGAATTTCCTTATGTAGTGGGAAATTATATTCAAGACGCTTCTGCCGTATCAGGCACAATTGGCATTCATATTTCCGATGGTGATGAGGGAGAAATTGCTTATAATGTGATTAACAAGTCCGGAGGTACTAACGCTATAGGAATTAAATTAGAGGGAACTCTGAATTTTGTGCATCACAATTTATTCCATGCGTCATTGAATGATCCAATTAATCCCGGTACTGGGAATGTTTTTGCGGAAAATAGAACAACCGGCGCCTATGCTGCTGATGTTGATGGAACTTCCACTTCAATTGATCTTGGTGCTGCAATGAACGTAATTGTAACTTAAAGACTATAGCCTCTTCTCTTCGGAGAAGAGGTTTCAATTTTTGCCTTTCCTTAGTTTCTCGTAACAGGAGAAATGTTATGAAAAATAAAATAATCCCACTTTTATTCACTTTTTTCGTTTTTTTAGGAATTTTCTCTGTCCTTGCTTGGGATAGAATTACCTATAAAACAACTATTGCTGTGGATACTACGGGAAATACTTTTTATGGTGCTATCCTTTGGGGAACTGGAGCTTTTGGAGTTCCCACATTTTCTATTCTATTGGATTCTACCGGAGCGGATGAAGGTGCGACTGATACTCTTAAAATAGCATATAAAATGCTAGGATTAAATTCTGAATCCGGAGATGTTGAAGTTCTTCATGATAATTGGTATCAGGGAGAAATAGATTTTGGAATTGTAAAGGATTGGGCTGATTCTGTTAAATATCATGTTACTTTTGATACTTTAACTGGCTGTATTGGTTGTTCTCTCAAAATAGAATTAGGAACTGGGGATAGCCTAATGGGAAATGTGTATTTTCAAGCCAGTATATTGCGATAGGGGAGAATAATGAAAAAATTATCTATAATTATTTTTATTCTTCTTTTGACAATTAATGCGAGAAGTCAAAGTCCTATGACAGTGGGAACTTTTCCTGGAGATGTTTTAGGACTTGGTTTGAACGAATCAAGTAATTACAGTCCGACTGGTATTTGGGATTTCAGCGGAGCGGACTATACAAGTTTCGGCGATTCTGTCAATGTGGACGGAATGATAGTATACTCGTCTGATAATGATGTGTATATTAAATTCTCAAGCAACAGAATACAGTTCAACACCAGGGACGGGGTTAAGCTTGACTTACAGGGCTATGGCGTCGCTCTTGGGGGCAATTTTCTTGATTTGAGTTCGAGTATGACGGGAGCGGACGCATTTAGTGGAACGGCGACGGCGGACACTATTCTTAATGGTCAATTTGATAGCGGTGATTATTATTGGATTAACGCTACGGGGGCTTCAATATCGGGGAACGACATCTTTTCCGTTGAGGCGAAGACTGATACAGTGATATTTCACAGATTAGCGAGCGGGACAGCGGATTTGCCGTATAATTGGTGGAGGACGAAATGATGAAAAAATTATTATTTATAATGCTATTCCCGGCGTTGTTGTTTGCGCAGTCAATACAGCAGAATTACCCTGATGTTACGGTATATACTCGGGGAAAGAATGTTGTATACGCTTGGGTGGGGACGCAAGATTATGTCAAATTTGCGTCTGTCAAACCGGGATTATGCTGGAGCGAGAACGCTCGGGAATACTGGGAAACTGTATTCCGGGTGTTGGCTACCACTAATTGCCATTGGGAGGTTTACGAAGATGATTTTCTGTTGTATGAGGCGTATACTCGGGAGACACTCACAGATCACAGTGTCTGCGATTATCTGCTTAAGCGTTTAGCGGAATATCCCTATGACACAGCGGTGAAGGTCAATGGGAAATATCTGTATCGGATAGGTGATGACAATAAGAAACAGCAATGGTGTCCAGTTGGGCAGATGATAAGCGCACAGGCGAAGGTGGCGAAGCGTTTCCCTATCGCAAAGGGTATAATGGGAGGCAACAATAAAGTTGAAACCATAGAACCTGAAAGTAAGGAGTTAAGTAAATGACTAAGAATGGGAACGGAAGCTATCTGCATATCAGATGGACGCTTTTAATTGCGGTGGCGACTGCTATTTTAACGTTTGCGGTAACTTATGGGGCAACCGGACGTCAAGTTGAGATTAATAGCAAAGATTTGTTAATGCTAAAATCTTATGTAGCTGAAAACACACAGGCAATTGGGAAATATGACGAACGGTTTAAGTCAATTGATATTCAACTTCAAAATATAAGTAAATCAATTGATGAAATTAAAGAGATGATAAAATGAAAAGTATCTTAATAATTGTAACACTTTTTATAATAGTGTTACCTGCTATGAGTGACAGTATTTATGATTGGTATAATGAAAATAATGCTATTCATTTTACTGGTGTTTATGCTGGAACTCATCTTCTTGATTCCGGTTTTTTATTTATTCCGGAATTATCTGATGAAGAGGCGTTTGTGTGGTGTCAGGGAATTGGTTTGTTAGTAGAGGTTACTCAGCAGATGTTATGGTCTAATGGTAATCATTACTTAGGTGACAAACTTAATTTGGAGGATTTTACAATAAATCTTAGCGCAGGTGTTTTGTATTTTGCTGTAAAGAATCGTTGGGATAAGAAATTATGGAATTTGATTATTAATTAAAGAATAAATAAAAGAGATGACGAAATGAAGATTTTATTAACATTGATTATTCCTTTATTCTGTTATGCCCAGAGTTCTTTAAAGGTGTTTGAAACCATTCCAAATTTTGATGATTCAACAAAAGTTTTAGTAGATTATATTTTTGAGATATATATGGTGGATTCCACACATCTTGGAACTCATCCGGAACTTTCTCAAGAATGGATATATGAGACTGATTTTGACTCTTGGTTTTTGGGAAAAAGCAATAAAGAAATTATGGAGCATAATCCAGAATACCAAAATGATTATTTTCTTTTAGGAATTAGTCAATATGATCAAGTAGCTCTTTTCAGAGCTATTCCAGTTTATGTTAAAATTCCCTCATGTTCCAGTACACTTACGCCTATTTTGAAACAGAAACAAATTGAGCTTCCCCAGAAAAAAGAAATTGGGGGAAAGTTGAAAAAATGAAAGGGAGATATGTATGAAATTTTTAATTTCTCCTGGACATTATCCCGGCGCTCCCGGAGCTATAAATTGGAATATAGATCCTCCGGTAATAGAGCATTATATTTGTTGTAAAGCCGCTAAAATAGTAGTAAAAAAGTTAAAATACGGAAATATACAGGCTAGATTTTTTCGAGGAAAATTATCACAAATTATACATTACGCTAATGAAATTTGGAAGCCTGATTTTTTAATCCAATTACATTTAAACTCGGTTGGATTTCCTGACGCTCATGGAACTGAAGTGATTTATTCTGGAATTTCAGATTCCAAATCTTTTGCTCAAATTATACTTGAAGAATTACTCTTTGAATTCCAACTTAAAAGTAGAGGATTAAAACTTCCTTATTATTATGATAACAAAGGCAATATTGTCGGAAAAAACGCTTTAATTCAACAATGTCGATGTAAAGTATATATAACTGAACCTTTGTTTCTTAGTAACCCAGATGAGGTTAAACTTATTTTCAATAATTTTACTCAGCGATACGCTAAAGCTATCGTTAGAGCAATTAATCAAATAAGATACATATCACATAGTTACGAAAATGACTGAAAAAGAATTAATTCAAATAGGAAAAAAATGGCAGGAATTATTGTACCTGCAAGATTGGGATCTTAAATTTGAATTTCAGAGATTCGAAGATGGACAAGATTATCATGGCATAACGCATTATCAAAAAGAGTTGAAGACTGCTACTATTGTAATTTTAGATCCCCAATTTTATAAATCAAGTAGTTTGCGTCCTCAAAATATAGAACAAACAGTAATTCACGAATTGATCCATTTACATTTGTTGTATTGGAATACGCACGATTGCACACAACAAGTTCTCAAGGAACAGACATGCGAATTATTGGCGAGATCTTTTTATAGGAATATCAAAAAATGAAGCAAAGTTTTGTGTTTTTTAAATATTTAAAAAACGCTCCGGCAATTATTATTGTCGCTTTGGGATTATCATTAGCGTTTTTTATTATCAGAACTGATCATTGGAAAGATCTCTATTATGAAGCTTTAAACGCATCTCCGGATACCGCTTATATTCCATTGCCGGATACTTCTGAAGAAAAAGAAGCCGGAGAATTAAAAATTGACACTACAGAAACTTTGGTAATTGATACTGTAGACATTTATCAACGGGGATTTAATGATGGAGTAGAATATGCGACTTCTGTTATTATTACTATCCCAGACTCAACAGAAGATGTCATACCCGGAGAAATAATTGTTAATTGGGAAGAAAATTTACTTAATCGAGGTTGGGTATATTACCGAGAAGCAAGTTGGATAATGTCTGATAGTTCTATTTTGAAAGTGAAATTTAAATCAACGTATCCTATTCCTCCGGGAAAATTTGAATATAGTTGGCATAATCGAACTTATCAACAAATATCCAAACCTATTCCGGTTCATAATTCGCAAGAAAGAATAAAATTTGGAATCGGTATTCTCAATTTGGGTTTTGGCTTGGGGATAATGCAGGGTGATTTTAGTATGGACATAGGATATGACTTTAGTAGTGAATTATTTATTGGGGGGGCGAAATACTGGTTTAACACCGGCTTGTGATTGCTCACCTGCCATGATAGCAGGCAGAGATACAACCCGTCTCGTAAGGGACGGGAAGTTTTAATGAACCATAATTCTACGGGTGAGGACAGCGTGCTTTATTGCAATCCATTTTGTAAGGGACGGGAAGTGTAAAACGAAAAATTATATTATGATATAGAGGGTTTAACAATGGATAAAACAAAAACAAAAAAATTGGACAGCGAAAAAATCCTTCTTAAGTTTTTAAAACAGACAAAAGAAGGGGAATACGCTGAGATAGAAGAAAGTTCTATGCCTTATACCAGGTTTCCTGAGCAAAGGGAAGAGATATTCTGCGAGGAAGAATACTATTATAATATGCGATAGAACCTTTTTCTATCCAACCAAAATCAATTCTCCGAGTTTTATTGTTTAGGAAAGTTTTAGCTCAACTGCCAAGTGTAGAAGGAGTTACGGTATCGTCATTATGGCGACGCTTGCAATTAAATTGTTGGACGTTGGGACAAGCCCAGCGTTAAATAAAATCATCCTGCTGGGTCAGTTAGTGGCTGATTGACCCAGTAGGGTTTAAATAATAGGAGAATTAAATATGCGAATAAGTGAATTTTTACAAGAAAAGAACGGACAGTTTAGTTCAACACGTTTATTATTTCTAGTTTGGGGATTGTGTGTTTTGGTTACTTGGATGTTTATTTCGATCAAAAGTAATGTGATGCAATCTGTTGATTGGTCGGTAGTGGGTATTTTATTCACATTTATGACTGGCAAAGTCTGGCAAAAATATAAAGAGAAATAATGGAAGGTAATTCTGGAATTTTAGCAATTTTGCTAACTGAAGAGATAAATAGATTTCTCTTTTTCAGTTTAGCGGTAATATTTGGAATCACTGCCAAAGATTGGTTAATTTCTATTGGTAAAAATCTTTGGGTTGGTTTTAACATAAGAAGATCTGTGCTTTATCGTTCTAAAGTGGGCGATGGTGTTTTTTATTATAAAGGAAGGAAATGTCAACTTGATTTGTGTACTTTAACTAAGTGCAGAGTGATTGATTTGGAAACCAAACGAGTTTGCTGGTATTATAATTCACAATTTGATATTTTGGAAACCTGGGAGACTTCCGAATTGGTATTAGGAGAAGATAATGAGTCTAAAGACAAATCTACCTAGATCTTTTTGTAGTCCTTTGGATATTATATCATTTATTACGGAATTGGCTACTGATAGGATTGATGTTAGCGAACAGCCTATAAGTAGAATTGTGAGTTATTTCGGAATGCTACAGAATATTATCATTAAGGTGGATGCGACTATTATGGGAGCATTGAGACCTATTTATGGCAATGATACTACAACGGCTAGTCCCTATCGAACCACCACCCCTTGGTGTACGGCGCCTTTTCCCCAATTCGGGGGATATCCAGAAGCGGATAATACAGGAAATGGATTACTTTTAAGCGTGCAGGCAAATTATCAATCAAATTCTCCAGGATATACTTCAGGATGGAAAGTTGAATTTTCAGATGGGGATACCTATACTTTATATTCTTTTCGTGAGGGAGCTCAAGGTGAGGGGAATACCAATGAAAGTGTAACTTCTACTAATGGAGATATAACCATCGCTTCCGATTTTTGGGAAGCGGGCGATATCCCTTTTGCAGAGGGAGATAAATTCTATTGGTCTTTTGTTGACACTTATCCCTTGCTTTGGGGATTGAGTAGAGATTTAGCGACCTCCAAAATACTACAAAGTATTTTTGCTGGGCAATTTGGGCAATTATCCGAATTTGCCAATAATCTTTATACGGACTCTATGCGAATTTTACGAAGATTGCAAAAACCGGACGGTGAAGATGGACTCAGTTTGGAATCACTTCCTTCGCTTGATCTCGAACCGGTTCAGATTGATTATCCAGTAAACGAATGGGGAGAAGTTGTAAGTTCCCGAACAATGACAGATAATACACAGAGTTATTCCGCATGATTGAAATTACTTTAAAAGCGAAAGATTTAGAAGACTTTGGTCACAATGTTGAAGAATTAACTATTGACTGGTTTCATACGTTTCTTAAGAGAGAGGACACTTCCAAAAAAGTTAAGCGGGGTTTAATTCAGATTATCAGAGATCGAATACATCGTGAAGAAGGGGAAGGTGGAAAGAAATGGAAGTCTCATGGTGAAACTACTTTAATGGCGAGACGGGTTAAATCTGCATTGCCCGGTTGGCGAGATGTTTTAGATCCTAGTCCTAGAGCGTTTTTAAGTTCCAAATTTAAGAATTTCTCTTATTTAGATCAAGGCTCTTTTTTGGAAGGCGAGCCT